GATCGCCTTCGTAGGCGTCGCCGCGTTGGTCGCAGCCGTCGCGATCACGCTGGTTGGTGGCATCCTCATGATCATCGCACGTAAGGGGGATCGACCAATCGAGCTTGAGCCGCGCCGCTTCGCCTGGTGCGCGATAACGCTCGGTGTGCTGTTGGGGGGGAAGGCGCTCGACGTCGTCGCCAGCGTGTCGCTGTGACCGGCCTGATCGCAACCGTTCTACCCGACGAGGACACGCCCGCACCGGCGCTGATCGTCAACGACGGGTTCTTTCCCGACATCGATCCGGCCGTGTTTCGCAAACAGCATCGGATCCGAGACGCGGTGACGCCAGATCGCACCCGCGAGGCGCTGATCGCAGCAATGCTGGCGGTCTACCGTGATCTCGCCGCCTGGGCATTGAGCCACCGCGCGGCGGGCACTCGGAAGCTTGACGACGTGCGGCTATCGGATGGGTCTATCTCGACGATCGACGGCATCAACACGCTTGTCCTGCTCTACCAGCGCGCCGTCTTCACGGCCGCGAAGGCGGAAGTCGTCGAGCGCTATCGCGACGTGGACCTGACCAGCGCCGGGCAGCGCAAGGCCGAGGATCTCGAACCGAGCGTCACCGAGCTGCGCCGCGATTCAATCCACGCGATCCGCGACATGCTGGGCGTCACACGCACCACGGTCGAGTTGATATGACCTCGTCGCTCGACATCGTTCGTGCGCGCGACGGCGACACGCTCGACGCGTTGATCTGGCGCGAACGCAACCTCGGCCCGGCCGATCTGCCCGCCGTGCTTGCAGCCAACCCCGGCGTCGCCGGCCTCGGCTCGATCCTGCCGAAGGGTCAGCCAATCAACCTCCCCGCCATCGCCGCGCCGGCTACCGCCGTTCGCACCGATGTCCTCAACCTGTGGGACTGCCCGTATGAAGGATCTACTTCACGACTTCGGGACCTGGCTGCTGGCGTTCGTCATCAGCCTGATCCCCGCCGGCCTCGGGTCTGTCGTCAGCCTACTTGTCGAAACCGGCCTCACTTGGGGCCAGCGGATCGCGCAAGTCTGGGTCGGCATCGTCGTCAGCTATTTCGTCACGAACGCCGCCAACGCGATGTTCGGCATGCACCCGTTCGTGTCGCAGGCGATCGGCTTTCTCGTCGCGATGGTCGCCTTCAAGGGCGCCCCCGGTTTCATTGCCGGCTGCAGCGCCGTCCTCGCCGAACTGCCCGGCAAGCTTAGCGAGCGGCTGCTCGCGCTCATCCCGCGAAAGGACCCCAAGTAATGCCCGGTTACGGACCGCCCCCTACTCCCGCGAAGAAGCTCCCCCCCAAGACGCTGATCGGCGTAATCGGCGCGGCCGCAGCGCTGATCGTGACCCCGTTCGTGTCCGGATGGGAGTCGGGCGGCACGCCGCGCCTCGTTGCATATCAGGACATCGTCAAGGTGTGGACGATCTGCGGCGGCGAGACGCTGGGCGTGAAGCCCGGCATGGTCGAGACGGTTGCAGGATGTGAGCTGCGCGAGGAAGCGGCTCTCATTCGCCATGCCGAACCGGTCTTGGCCTGCACGCCAAACCTGCGCTCGCATCCTAACCAGCTCTCGGCCGCGATCAGCCTCGCCTATAACATCGGCACCGGCGGGTATTGTGGATCAACCGTCGCGCGGCGCTTCAACGCCAGCAACTGGCGTGGTGCCTGCGATGCTTTCCTGTTGTGGAACAAGGCGGGTGGCCAGGTCGTGCGCGGCCTCGACCGCCGTCGCCGCGCTGAGCGCGACCTATGCATAAAGGAACTGCCCCGATGATCCGCACCCTGTTCGCCAAGGTGAAGGCCGAGGCCTTCTTCCTCGTCCTGCTCGCCGTCGCCGCGGTCGGTGCCTGGCTGTACGTCCAGTACCGCCAGGTCAGCGCCGATCGCGACGACCTGCGGCACCGCGCTGAGTTGATCTGCGCCGGATCGGGCGCGGACTTCGCCGCAATGGGTAACACCGCACGCGGTGTCCGGTGCGCACAAACGGTCGCCGGCTTGGTGAAATTTAAAAGCGACAGCGACCAGCTCACCGCCGCCACGCTCGCGCAGGCGATGGCCGATCACGACGCCCGACAGAACGACGACACCCGCGCCGCGCGCGCTGCTGCCGAGGCAGCAAGCTCGGCCGCACAACGAATGGAGATGGCAGATGCACAAGCTGAACGGACGAATCTTGTCGATAGCGATTGGTTTCGCGCTGTTAACGGCGTTGCCGGCCTGCGCCCGGCACGCTGACGCCCCGCCAGCGGTCATCCCAGCACCGATCGTCGTGAAGGTGAAGAACACGCCCCCGGCAGAGCTTCTTACGTGCGCTACGCGCCCCGAGGGCCTGCCGGAGGATCCGTCGCTGATCGCGCAGATCCCGACCAAGATCCGTGCCGGCATTATCCGCCTCGCGCGTGCCTTCGCCGGCAACGCCGATCGCGCCGACCGCCTGGTCAACTGGAACGTGCCGGGCAGCTGCCCGGCCGCGAAGACGGCACCGTGAAAAAGCTCGATACCCTGCGCACACATCTACTCGCATCTGTTCCCGAAATTGGGAACAGCCCCGAGAAGATGGAGATTTTCGTCGACAAGGGCGATGTGGCGGTGCGCGCAGGCTCGCTCTCGTTCGAGTATTCTTACACCGCTTCGGTGTGGGTGCAAGACTACTCGGGCAGTGTGGACAACCTCTTGGTGCCGATCCTCGCATGGATAGCCGCGAACCAACCCGATCTATTCGAGAAGGGCGACCGCAAGCCCTTCACGTTTGAATCGGAGCTGCTCGACGCAGAGACGTGCGACATCACGATCTCGATCGACCTGACCGAGCTGGTCCGCGTCGAGCAACAGCCGAACGGCCTCAAGGTCACGCATCTACCCGAACCGGTTATGAACGACGCCTTTGCCGGCGTCCCGACCGGCACCAACCTATGGGCCGGCCTGATCGAGGACGGGACCGGCATGGTCGAGATCGTCACGCGATGAACGACTTCGCGCCGATCGAGCAGCTGGTCCGCGATCTGCTGGTGCGTACCGCCGCGCCGGAACGCGCGCGGTTGATGCGCTCAATCGGCCGCGAGATCCGCAAGAGCCAGTCGGACCGTATCGCTGCCCAGCGCGATCCCGAGGGCGCGGCGTTCGCCCCGCGTCGTCCCAAGCCCGATCGCGGCCGGGAGAAAGGCAAGCTTCGCCAGCAGAAGATGTTCCGCAAATTGCGCATGGCAAAGAGCCTGAAGGCGGGCGGCAACGGCGACGAAGTTTGGGTCGGCTTCGGCGGTCGCGCATCGCGCATCGCCAGCATTCACCAGGCCGGCCTGTCGGACGCCCCGGCACCTGGTCAGCCGAAGGTACGCTACGCCCGCCGCGTGTTGCTCGGTCTGACTGAAGCCGAACAACAGCGGATCCTCAATCTCATTCTTGCGCAGGTAAATACTGATAGCGCTTGAATGACCGGCCGTACCGGTCCTGATTTCTTACGTTAAGTCTCCACTGGATGAAACAAGAACCGCTTTTGATACAAATTCCATCAAATCAATATCATATGATAGATAATCAGCTTCTTCAGAGAACGGCACTAGCATAGGCAATCCATCGCCATCAACACCGCTCTTTGTATGAACAATCTTACAGCGTATATCATATATTCGATCTGCTACGTCATTACGTAGATCTGCTACTTTATTTTCTAATGGTACCTTATGATACCGGTGTTTGCGTGATTTTCCGGAAAAATGCTCGCGTCGGTCCGCGCTGTACTCAAGATAGCTACGCATGTCTTCGGAGCTTATGCATTCTCCGACAACCGCCCTTAATTGAGAGCGTTCATCACCAAGCCCCCCACCACGGCTTAAACGCACGGAAGAGACTATTCTGTCTATGTCGTCATCGTTGAATAGTCGAAAGTTTGGGCTTTTAATTATAGATGCAACCCGCTTTCGAGCTTCAATCGTCGAATACCTTGGAAAGTAATATTCCACAGACTGATAAAAAGCTAAAAACCTAAGTAATGGCATATCTCTTGCACTTTTAGCGTACCAGTACAACGAGGCGGCAATATCGTTGTACCTCACCGTTGGATATAGCAACCCGTGCCCAGCAAGGGTTTTATCGATACGCCTCTTGTCCGCCAGCTTTCGCGAACGCTGTAGCAAAAACGTGAATCCTAAGACTCCATCGATTTGCATCATTACATTGTCACAATATGTTCTTATCTCAGGTAGAAGATCCTCCATCTTCTTGCTTCTCACGCCGGATAAAGAAACTGTAATAATAGACTGTCCCAAATTACGACTTAGCGCTCTAAACTCTCTAGAGGCTGATCCAATTGTGATCGTCGGCCTATCGATAGATGAAGGCGGTGGCGTAATAGTTATCGGTCCACCTTCCTCTCCAAGCGCCTTTGAGAGCCTCCGGAATGCTATGACCGGTGCAAGAAATGACGATCGCAACGAGATCTCAGCGTAGCCCGAATTGTAGTCGCATATACCTTCATACCCGTGGACGAATTTGTAGTTTTCAAATTTTGTATCGAGGATATTTGTCGCCCGGTCTTGATGCCAGACTGTTATGGGCCTTGAGTCTACAAGGTCACCGATAGTTAGAACGGCATACGGATCATTATCCTCATCAACCCCCCGTTCAAAAGTTATATGTGCAGCTTTGCAACGGCTCTCCAAGGCATCAATACTGATATTGAGAGCAATCCGATCTTCTTCTTCTGAAGGCTGGTCATCTTCAAAGTCGTCCATCTCAATTAAATCGTCAGCCATTTTTACCCCCCAAAGTTAATTTCTATCGCGAACTTCGGCGATGAGACGACGTAGTTAACGGAGCTCGATATCGTTAGGAATCCGGAGTTCTGCTTTTGACGGTCCTACATCGCGGCACGGTGCTTCAGCGGCAGCATGTGTGCAATAGCAATGAGTTGCGAGCTGGCTGCCTCGAACGATAGCGGCAGCTGCCTTAGAAGGGCGCTCCATGACGGCTAATCGTGCGACGGCACTCTTGTAGAATGCGTTTCTACAAGAGCGCACCATAGCCACTCCCACGCTACGCCGACGACATGGCCCGCGCCATGACCGTCACAACCGCCATCGTCGATCTATCGAAGCTCGATCCGCCGACGATCGTCGAGCAGCTCGACTATGAGACGATCCTCGCGCGCAAGGTGGGGCGAATGAAGGCGCTGCTTCCGGACTTCGACGCGACCGTCGACAGCGATCCGGCCATGAAGGTCATGCAGGTTGCGGCTTACGACGAGCTGTTACTTCGCCAGGACTTTCAGGAGCGCCTGGTCGGCCGCCTGCTCGCGTACGCCACCGGCGCAACCCTCGATCATATCGGCGCGGCGATCGGCGTCGGTCGCCTCGTCGTCACGCCGGCCAACGCCACCACCGGCGGGGTAACCGTCTACGAGGACGATGACAGCTTCCGCGCCCGGATCGTCCTCGGTCCGGAAGGCTTCGCCGCGGCTGGTCCAGAGCTAGCCTACGTGAAGCGGGCCAAGGATGCCGGCGTTGACGTCCTCGACGCCAGCGCCATTTCGCCGGCACCCGGTGAGGTGCTGGTCACCGTCTTGTCGCGATCTGGCGACGGAACCGCCCCCGAGGCTCTGGTGCAAGCGGTACGCGACATCGTCACCGATAAGGCGGTTCGCCCAGTTGGCGACTTCGTCACCGTGGCAGCCGCTACGCAGCTTCGTTTCGCCATCGACGCCAGGCTTTGGACGTTCGCCGGTCCCGACCCCGCGCTGCTGATCGCAACGGCACGCGGGCAGCTCGATAAGTATTTGATCGATGCACGTCGCCTCGGGCGCAACGTGACGCTGTCCGGCATCAACGCGGCCCTCACCACGCCCGGCGTTCAGCGGGTCGAGATCGTCTCGCCCGCGACCGACGTCGTTTGCGACCGCACTCAGGCTGCACTCTGCAATGCCCTGACGATCACGCATGGCGGCTATGACGACTAGCCTCCTACCTCCCAACGCGACACCGCTGGAAAGAGCCTTGGAAGCTGGCGTGCGCGCCGGCAGCATCGCAACGCCTGTCGACGTCATCGACGATCCGCTGAACTGCCCGGACGATGTGCTTTTCTGGCTGGCCTGGGGACTGTCGGTCGATAGCTGGGATGCGGACTGGTCAGAAGCCGACAAGCGCGAGGCGACCGCAACCTCCTATGCATTCCACCGCATTAAGGGAACGCGTCTCGCGGTCGAGACGGTGTTGGCGCGCTTCGATAAGCTGATCAAGCTGGTCGAGTGGCATGAAGCCGTGCCGCGTCGTGCGCCGAACACTTTCGAAGTCGTTCTCCCGCTCGTCCTCGACAACGGGACAGCGCCTGGCGGACGTCGCTCGACCGCCGCGTTCGCCGAAGCCATCATCCGTGAGGTCTCGCGCGTAAAGCCGCTCCGCGAACACATGACGCTCGTCCACGCACTGACGTTGGACGGCTCTGTCGGTGTCCAGGGCGTTGCACGCGGCTTCATCGAGATCCGCCAGGACATGGACCTGGTCGCCGACATCTCGCCCGAATGGGATTTCTATCTGCAGACCGAGGACGGCGAGCCGCTGCTCGACGCCACGGACGGCAGCTATCTGGACACCAGCCTATGACCGCGCTCCGTCTCGTCCTCACTAAAGCGGGGATAACGCGCTTCGCTGCCGCCCAGCTTGGCGATCCGATCGACCTGACGGTCGCCGCGATCGGGCTCACCGCGGCGGACTTCATCGCAACCCCGACGCTTACCGCGCTACCGGGCGAGTTTCGCCGCGTCACCGCCGTTTCAGGCATCGTGGCTGGCGACAACACAGTGCATATCGTCATGCATGACGCGGAAGAGGTCACCTACACGGTACGGGGCTTCGGCCTCATCCTTGCCGATGGCACGCTGCTCGCAGCCTACGGCCAGTCGACGCCGATCGTTGAGAAGCCGCTCGCCGGCACGCTTTACCTACCGCTCGATCTCGCCTTCCCAACGACGGCGATCAACAGCCTGACGTTCGGCAGCACGAACTTCCTCAACCCGGCCGCGACCACGACGAAAAAGGGGGTGGTCGAGCTGGCGACGATCACCGAAGGCCGGGCGGGCAAGGAGACGATGCGCGTTACGCCCGTCGCCGTCGTCCAGGCCATGCTGGAACAGCGCCTGCCGGCCGGCGCAATCATGCAATGGTTCGGCGCGGTCGATAGCGTTCCCGACGGCTGGGCGGTTTGCGATGGCCGCATTGTCGATCGCGCCGATGGCAAAGGCCAAATCACAACGCCAGACATGCGCGGGCGCGTTGCGGCCGGCGCGACGATCGACGCGCCGGCCGGCACGAAGTTCGGCGCGACCTCGAAGGATCTGACGACCGCCAGCGCTGGCGCTCACACGCCGATCGCGACCGTCGAGGTCGAAAAGGCTTCGACCCTCAGCACCGTCAGCACCACGACGCGCAACGTCGACGCCGGCGGATCCGCGAACAACGTCGTCACCAGCGTCACGCTCAACGATCCGATGCACACGCACGTCGCGCGCGCGACCGTCGATGCGGTGCCGGATCACGACCACACCCTCACAGTCGACGTCACCCAGCCGTCGCTGTCCCTTCACTACATCATGAAGATTTGATCCATGGCGAAGATCTCCCTCCTCCCGGCGCTCAACAATCCCGATGGCACCGAACTCGTGCCGGTCGTCAAAGGCGGCAAGACCATGCGCGCGAGTGTCGCGGGTCTGGTAGCGGGCGCGGTCGCCGACACCGTCGACAACCTGAAGGTCGATGCCGTTGCCTATATCGGTCGGCCTGGTGACGCGGCGCTGGTCGACGGCACGCCGACCGGCATCGGTGCGATCTATTGGCACGACGCGGTCGACGATACCGGCAGCTTGATCGCGATCGATGTGTTCGATCGCGCGGCCGGCACGATCAACCTCGCGGCATATCGCGGACCGCTCGGCGCACTGGCTCGTTCCGCCCTCACCTCGGTCAAGACGACTGGAACGCGGACGTCGCGCCGCATCATGCTCGCAGAGCCGATCCCCGTCCGCGCAGGCGACATTCTGGCGGTACAGCCGACCGATGGCGCGCTTACGGTTGCCGAGCTCCAGTCGGGCGATGTCGGCTACACCTACAGCGCGCCGTACCTCCCCGAAACCGTGGCGCTTGGTGCGCCGACGACCAACGGCCAGGTGCAGGTTCGTTTCGTCATTGCCTACCGCAAGCAGATTGTGACGGCCGATACCTTCCTGGCGGCGACCGGCGTCAAGATCATCGGGCCGCGTGCGGTCGCGCTCTCGGGCGACGTCAACCCGCGCGGCTTCCTCGAATGGAAAACGACCGGACAGCCAACGGCTCACACGGTCCGCTGGGGCAACTACACCGTCAATCTCGACGGCCAGACGCAGCGCATGGAGTTCCCGAACAACTCGCTGGCACTGCCTTACGCATTCATCGGCAACAGCCTGACGGATAGCACCGACGTCGCCAACCGCTGGTCGCAGCTGCTCGCCGCTCGGTACAATCAGCTGATGATCAGCGTGGCGCGCTATTCGTCGGATTGGCGGATGGTCTACCGCGTCGGTGCAAAGGCGATCGTGCTGACGCTCGCCGGCACGCTTCCCGCGAACGGGACGGTCGCGGTCTCGAAGATCAATGGCGCGGCGATCGACGGCAACAACCCGGCCGCGTTCCTGACGACCGGCGATGCGTCCGTCGTTTCGGGCATGGCAACGAGCGGATATCTGACCCGCAACGGCGTCACGCGTCGGGCGACGGTGTCCGCCCCGAACGGCGCGAGCTTTGCCTATGTCGTAAGGCAAGAAGCCGGCCAGACCGCGATGACCTTCGACGGTCCGGTGACGTTCGTTCCTGACTTCGCCCTGTCGGTACCGGGGCGAATCTGCCCGATCTGGATCGGCAACAACTACTTCTTCAGCGGCGTCGCGAACGCTTACGGAGATTACACCAACCCGCAGATGTGGGTCGACCTGAAGCTGATCGTCGCCTTCCTGCAGGCGCGCGGATGCCGAGTAATCCTGATCCCGATTATCCCGTCAGCGAACACCGCGGAGGGGGACAACTGGCTCGCGCGCGGACCCGGCACACCATACACCGCAATGGAGTCGGCGAATGCCCGCACCGAGGCGATGTTCCCCGGCCTGATGGCGCGGCACACGGATGGGCGGACCTTCCTCAAGTTCCTGCAGGATCGTAACGACGGGTCGCCGGAAGCGCTCGACGACGTCGCAAAGGGCTTCACGCCGCGAAACCTGCGGCGGAGGGCGGACGGCTCCTATGACCTGCTGCACATGTACGGCGATGGGGCCGGCGATCGCGCCGTTGCCGATTTCGTCGACAGCGCACTGCAGGCCCAGGTGCTGCCCGCCGCCATCACGCAGACGACCGACTTCGTCATCACCGCGATCGGGTCGGCCGACCAGGTGCCTGACGTCGCCGTCGCGCGCGTCGGTCGCGATATGCTGGCAAACGTGGTCGACCAGAGCGTCAGCAACGCGGCGCGTCTCGATGTCTCGCTCGCGCTTCCAGCGAACAACAGCAACCCGAACCTCTACTCGGATCCGGAGTTGGAATATTTGTCGGTAGGCGACGTCCAGGCATGGGGCGCGTCGAACATGACCGTCGTCAGCACTGCTGGTGCCAAGCGGCTCCGGACGCCGTCGTCGACCGCACCATTGGCGATCATCGACTCGGCCGCGCGAATGCTACCGGTTACGGCGTTCGCGAATGGCCGCGTCTCGGCATCGATCATCATCGCCGCAAAAGCTGCGACGACGGTCGGGGCGCTGCGCGTTCGCCTCTATGCCCTCGACGCGGCAGGGCAGACCGTAGCCTGGCCTGACCAGAGCGCAGCGGACGAGCAAGCCTCGCTCTACTACACCCGCTTCGTGCCGACCGCTGCGATCGCCAGCCCCACCGAGCTGGTCATCGCCCAGGGCGTTGCTATCCCGCCCGCCGCAGTGACGATCGGGTTCTTCTACCGGATCGAGACCGCCGTGCAGATGGACATCTCGCACCACACGCTCCGCAACGGCTCGGATCCGCACTACCGCGCGCCGGCCATGTCCGCGCGCAAGCTGTCGGACGCAGGCAACAACTCGACCAGCGCCCTGGCGATTGCGACCAGCCTGCAGACGACCGCCTCGATCGGGTCGGCCAACTTGTATCCCAACCTCTACCCTGATCCGGATCTCGATTATTACGCGGCCGGCGATACGGTCCAGTGGCAGAACTCCACCTTCCTCGTCGTCAACGGGGCAAGCGGCAAGCGACTGCGCACTCCTGCGGTATCGACTGCAGTAGGGATCATCGACGCACCTTCACGCCGCATCATGGTTTCAGGGATACCCAGCGGGATCGTATCCGCGTCCGTGATCATCGATCGCAAGGACGTCACCGCAGCCCCTACCGATATCCGCGTTCGGCTCTACGCATACGACGCAGCGGGAGCGCAATTGTATTGGGCTGCGGGTATCGGATCGGACGAGGTCGGCACGAACTATTACTCGCGCTTCGTGCCGGTCGCGGCGATCACCGCGCCGACCGAGCTGGTCGTCGCGCGCGGCGTTCCATTGCCTGCCGGCACCGCCTGGCTCGCATGGGGTGTCCGGGTCGATACGACTGTGACGATGGACTTCGGTGCGCTGACGCTCCGCAACGGGCTAGATCCGCACTACCAGCCGCCTCGCGTCACCGCCAAGCAGGTCGCAGACGCCAATGCGAACGCGACGGCTGCGCTCGCTGCGGTGCCCAAGGAGGACGCCGCAAGCTATGCCGTGGCGTTTCCCAACCGCTTCCTTGCGTCCGAGCTGGACGTCGCGGGCGTGCTTCGTGTCGGGTCCGGATCTGTTAACCTCCCGGTCGCATCGAGCTACGGCACCGAAGCGCGTCCCGTATGGGCGGTCGTGGCACCGGCAGGCGGCACCGCGGAATACGGCGTATTTATCGGCAACATTCCACGCGCGGACCTGGTCCACGCTTCGGGCAAGTTCTCGATGGCGATTCAGGTCTATGACCTCGCGACCTACGTAGGGCCGCGCGTTGCTGCTCAACAGACGGCGCGCATCCTGATCGTGCAGCGGAATGCCGCCAACGGCGAGATCGCAAATACGCGGATCACAAAGTCGCTGCCGACTGGGATGGCTCCGCAGCAGTGGGTGCGCGAGCCGGGTATCACGCTGCATGCCGACACCGCGTTCGTCCTGATCTATATCGGCGTGGTCAACCTCGAAGGCACAACGTCCCGCACGCTGCTGTTCAATGAGATGCTGCTTGCGCCTGGCTTGAACGCGACGTTCCGCCGCCCGCCGCTGGTAGCGTCGACTATGTCGGCTGGCGGTGGCGTCATGTTCGTCGGGCCGAACGGCGTCGACACTGCTGCCGGGTCGCTTGCGGCACCAATGGCGACCGGCCAAGCGGCAATCAACAAGATGGGCGGCGCGGGAAGCGTCATCTATCTCCCCGGCACGTACACGACGGCGCAGCGCATCTCGCCGGCCAGCGTGACGGGGAAGGTGCGACTGTACGGCAAGCGCGCCGCAGGCGTGGCCTACGACACGTTCCCGGTCATCAACCTTGGGAACAAGGTGACCGGCATCGCGAAAACGGCTGGCTTCACCAAGGTCTATCAGGCGGCGGTCGCCGGCATGCCGACGTTGGAGAACTTCAACTGGGCCTATCAGGACGGCGTAGCAGATCCTCGTACCGTCATTGCGCCTGCCGACCGCTCACCGCAGCATCGCGGCCGAACGAACCGGCTGCATTGGGCAACCAAACTGGTGAAGACTACTGCCACCGCGCTGGACGCGGCGAAGGCAGAGATCGAGGCCGCAGATCCGAATGACCCTCGCGCCTTTATCGACGAGGCCACCGGCACCTTCTATTTCTCGATCGTCGGCGGTGGCGATGCGACCGTGGCGCCGATCTACTTCGATGCGGCGATCGGACTGTTCTCGGGTGCCGGCCGTGAATCGTGCGGCGAGATCGAGATCGAGAACCTCGAGGTTCGCTATGGCGGCCTAGATACCAGCGCGTTCCGGCATGCCCATATCAATGAGACGTTCATCTTCGGCAGCGCGCAGAACTGCCTGTACTATTCGAACCTAACCTTCGGCACCCTCGAGTGCGCTGCAGCCGGATCGCAGGCAGGCCTGGTAGGCGACGGGCTCAATGGTCACATCGGGGCCAAGATCCCGTCCGGTTCGGACTATTACGGTCACGATTGCCGGGACGATGGCTATTCCGACCATGAGGGTAATTCCAGTCGGCTGCACGGTGGCTTGGTCGAGTATAACGGGGGTACCGGCATGGCACCGGCTTACGGCGCCGATGACGTCATCTTGAACTTTATCAGCCGTCGTAACCAGCAACGCGGCACCTACAAGAAGGCGGGGTTTTATGTCACCGGCGGGCCGGCTACGACCCCGGCGACTGGCGATGGCGGCGTCGATACGCTGGCAATCTTCCGGAACTGCATCTCGATCGGTGACATCGTCGGCTTCGCTGACGATCGCGCTTCGACCGCCAACGCGGTGCGGGCGATCACGATCGACTGCAAGGTCTACGACAACACCGGCCCTTACGGCTTCGACGTTGCCGAGATGCGGGATTGCGGTTGGTCGAGCGCGACCGGTGTCGCGCGTCGGACCAATGGCGGCGCGACGCTGGTGAAGAACACGACGCTGGTCACCTAAGCCAACTGCCTTCGCTCTTGTAGAAACGCTTTCTACAAGAGCGGGGCCTCGCCTCTCGAAACGTCCCGCGCATGGTCGCCGCTATGGCCGAACATGCCGATACCCAGCGCCTCATTGGCGATCTTGCGCGCGAAGGCGTGGTCGTATCCGTCGACCACGCTGCCGGCACCGCGCGCGTGCAATTCGCGGAGGAACTGACGACCGGCGACATTCCGTGGCTCGAAAGCCGTGCCGGATCCACGCGCACTCACTCGCCGCCGGCGATCGGTGAACAGGTCATGGTCCTCGCGCCCGAAGCCGACACTGCGCGCGGCGTGATCATTGGCAGCCTGTCGAGCGACGCGCATCCGCGCCCGGCGAACGACGAATCAACGCTGACCGAATACAAGGACGGCGCACGCATCGGTTACGATCCTAAGTCCCACGCGCTGACCGCCATCCTGCCAGCCGGCGCGACGTTGCGGATCGATGCCGATGGCGGCCTCTTTTTCAAAGGCAACGTGACGGTCGACGGCGACATCAAGTCGACCGGCACGATCACGGCCGACACCGACGTCGTGGGCGCAGGCAAGAGCCTCAAGGATCACGTACACCTTGGCGTCCAGGCAGGCGGCGGGCTGTCGGGGAAACCGCAGTGAACGGCATGGATCGCCATACCGGCAAGCGCCGGGCTGGCGGGGATCACCTCGGACAGTCGATCGACGACATCCTTGAAACGCCGGTCGGCACCCGCGTCGGCCGGCGCGACTATGGCTCGGAGATCCCCAAGCTGATCGACCAGCCGAACAACGAACTCGGCCGCGTCCGGATCATTGCCGCCGCGGCGCATGCGCTACTTCGTCAGGAAGGCCGCGCACGGCTTTCTCGCGTCGTGCTTTCGCCCGGAAAACTCCCGCAGTCGGCCGTCCTCACGATCACCGGCCGGCGCACCGACGTGCCCGGCGCACCCGCCTTTACCCATTCGTCCACCGTCCGCGCCCTGTCGGCGCTCGCCTGAAAGGTCCGCACATGAGCTTCCTCCACGGGATCAACGTCAACGAGGTGAAGACCTCGAGCCGCGCGATCGTCACCGTCGCCACCGCCGTCATCGGCCTGGTCGCCACCGCACCGGCCGCGGTGGCCGGCGCGTTCCCGCTCGACACCGCGGTCTCGGTTACGAACATCGACGACGCGATCGAGAAGGCTGGCGCGGACGGCACGCTGCGCGCCGCGCTGAAGGCCATCGCCGGCCAGGTCGACGCGCCGATCGTCGTAGTGCGCGTTGCGCCAGGTGCTACGCCGGCAGCGACGGCGACCGCGGTCGTTGGTACCGACGTCGCTGGCGTGAAAACCGGCATGCAGGCGCTGCTGACCGCGTCGGCCCAGTTGAACCTACATCCCCGGATCATCGGCGCACCTGGTCTCGAAAGCGAGGTGGTCACGAAGGCGATGGTCACCGTCGCCAAGCGGCTCCGCGCCCGCGTCTACGCGTACGCCATCGGCAACGACCGCGGCGAGGCCATCGCCCACCGCGCCCTGTTCCCCGACGCGCGCGAGTTGACGTTGCTCTGGCCTAGCGTAACCGCTCCCTATGGCGCGGACGGTGCAAGCATCGGCGTGCCGGTCGCAGCCGTCGCCATGGGCGCACGCGCCGCGATCGACCAAACCCAGGGCTGGCACAAGACGCTGTCGAACGTCGCACTGCCGGAGGTCGACGGCCTCGCCGCAGATGTGACCTTCGATATTCAGGACCCCGATTGCGACGCGAACGTGCTGAACGCGTCCGAGCTAGTCACCGTTGTGCGTATCGCGAGCGAACTGCGCTTTTGGGGCAACCGCACCTGCGCAGCACCCGCCAGCGACTTCGTCTTCGAAAGCGCCTGCCGCACCGCACATATCCTTGCCGACACCGTCGCGCTCGGCCTGGTGTGGGCGATGGACAAGCCGCTGCTGCCCAGCCTGGCGAAGGACATCGTCGAGCAGATCAACGAGAAGTTCCGACAGGAAAAGCGCGCCGGCCGCATCCTCGGGGCCGTCGCGGTGTTCGACGGGGCCAAGAACCCGGTCGATCAGCTGAGGGCTGGCAAGCTGCTCATTGGCTACCGCTACACCTTCGTACCGCCGCTGGAGGCGCTCGGGATCGAGCAGGAGATCTCCGACGAGTTCTTTGCCGACTTCACCAGCCTCGTCGCCGGCAACTAAACCCACCTCACGCACGAAAGGTCGACGCGATGGCGTTCCCCAGCAAGCTCAAGCAGACGATGATGTTCAACGACGGCGAAGCCTTCATCGGCGAAACCGTGTCGATCGCGCCCCCCAAACTCGCGCGCAAGTTCGAGGAATACCGTGCCGGTGGCATGGGACGCGCAGTCAAGGTCGACATGGGCGGCGAGCCGCTCGAAATGGAGGCGACTTATGGCGGTCCCATGCGCCAGATCCTTCGCCAATACGGCATGCTCAACCTCGCTGGCGTACAGCAGCGCTTCGTCGGATCATTCCAGAACGATGACACTGGCGCGGTCGACATCTTGGAGATCGTTACGCGCGGTCGACACGAAGAGGTCGACATGGGCGAATGGAAGCCCGGCGAGGACACCGAGTTCAAGGTCAAGAGCCAGCTCAGCTACTTCAAGCTGACGTGGAACGGCGTCGTCGAAGTCGAGATCGATGTTCTCGGCATGATCGAGATCGTCGGTGGCGTCGACCTGATGGCCGCACATCGCGCCGCGCTGGGCTTCTGATCTCCGCCTTAGCGCTTCCGCGCTGACCCAACCAACTGCCAAGACCTGACAGGAAACGTACGATGGACAACCAGAACGACAACTCGACCCCCGCCCCGGCCGGTGCGCCAGGTGACATCACTCTCGAATACGATGTCGTCGTCGCTGACAAGGTCGTGCTGTCAGCGGGCACGGTGGTTCATGTTCGTAAGCCGATGGCCGGCGCATTGCGCGGCGCGAATCTCGGGGGCCTGGTCCGCATGGATTTCAACCAGGTTGCGCTCGTAGCCCCGCGCGTGACCCAGCCGATCCTGCACCCTCATCTGATCGATCAGATGGACCCCGCGGACGTCATGCAAGTCGCAGGGGTGCTGGTCGATTTTTTGCTGCCGACTGCGACGAAGGAAGCGCTTTCCCAGAGCATGTAGAGGAGCCGATGGCGGATATCGCCTTCGTCTTTCACTGGCCACCTGACGCGATGGACGCGCTGGCGGTTCCCGACTTGATGCAATGGCGCAATCGCGCCGCTCGCCGCCACAACCCCGAAGGAAAATAGCGTGGACCGTAACCTGCGCATTCGGATGCTCTTAGAGGCCGGTGACCGCGTCACCGGCCCTTTGCGCGCCATCGCCGGTGGATCGACGAAGGCGGCGCAGGCGCTTCGGCTGACCCGCGAGAGCCTGAAGGCGATCGAGCGGGCGCAGGGCGACATCGCCGGGTTCCGTGCGTTGAAAGCTGGCCTGCGATCGACCGAGCAGCAGATGCAGTCCGCCCGCCAAAAGGCTTCGGCGCTCGGCCGCCAAATGGCCGAAACCGCAGAGCCCACGCGTGCCATGACCCGCGAGTTCGCAAAGGCGAAGGCCGAGGCGGCAAAGCTCGAACGCCAGCACCAGGCCGAGACGCGCGAGTTGGGCACGCTCCGTGATCGTCTGCGCGAGGCCGGCGTGGCTACGACGGACCTGGCACGCCATGAACGTGACCTCCGAAACAGCGCCCGGGAAACCAATCAAGAGATCGCGGAGCAGGAACGGCGCGTAAGCCGCCTCGCAGATCGCGAACGTCGCATGGCAACCGGCCGCGCACGGTTCGCCCGCATGCAAGGGGTGGCGACTGGCCTCGCCGCTGGCGGTGCCGCGGCGATCGGCACGGGCATGGGGATGGCGACCCCACTCATCGGCAGCATCAAGGCGGCGCAGGAATACCAGTCCGTAATGACGGATATCGGCCAGAAAGCAGATCTTTCGCGTGCCGCGTCGGATAAGCTCGGCCGCAACCTACTGGTCTCCGCTCGCGCCGCAAATCAAATGCCAGCGGATCTGCAGGCTGGCGTTGACGCCCTTGCTGGTCTCGGTGCCAAAGTCCCCGACGCGGTGAAGATGATGACGCCGATCGGCCGAGCGGCAACGGCGTATAAGGCGGAAATCGCGGATCTATCCGCTGCCGCGTTCGCCGCAACCGACAACCTGAAGGTGCCGGTCGCGCAGACCGGGAAGATCATCGACGTCATGGCCAGTGCCGGCAAGGCAGGCGCGTTCGAGATCAAGGATATGGCGCAGTATTTCCCGGCGCTGACGGCCGCATATCAGGGCCTGGGCCAAACGGGCGTCGGTGCCGTGGCGGATCTCGCTGCCGGACTGCAGATCGCTCGCAAGGGTGCCGGCGACGCCGCGTCTGCCGGCTCTAACCTCGCAAACATCCTTCAGAAAATTGCATCCCCGGCGACGAACAAAGCATTTGAAAAGATGGGCGTGGATCTCCCGAAGGCGCTGAAAAAGGCGTACAGCGAAGGGAAGACCCCTCTAGAGGCCATTGCGGAGCTTACGAACAAAACGCTCAAAGGCGACCTGTCGAAGCTGGGGTATCTGTTCGAAGACGCTCAGGTGCAGCAGGGTCTTCGCCCCCTGATCCAAAACATGGAGGAATTCCGGAAGATCCGGGCCGAGGCATCGAAGGCGGGCGGCACGACGGATCGCGACTTTGCCGATCGCATGAAGGACTCGGCCGAGCAATCCAAGCAGTTGAAGATCAACGCCACCACGCTGGCGATCACGCTCGGGTCGCAGCTGCTGCCAACGGTGAACGCGGTCGTAAAACGGGCCAACGCGTTCGCTACCTGGATCGGTGATGTTGCCAACCGGTATCCGAATGCGACGAAGGCGATCGCCGTAGGTGCTGCGGCATTTGCCGGCTTGTTCTTTATCTTGGGCGGCGGTGCGATCGTCATCGCGGGCCTGGTCGCGCCGTTCTCCGCGCTGGCGTTCGCCGCTGGCGCGCTCGGTATCGGTATGCTCCCAGTGATCGGCATCGCCCTCGGTGTGGTCGCCGGTATCGTCGCGATCGGCGCTGCAGCCTACCTGATCTACGCCAATTGGGGCGCAATCAGCGGCTGGTTCGCTGGCGTGTGGAACGGCATCAAGGCAGGGTTCGCCGGTGGCATTGCCGGCGTCGCCGGCATGCTGCTCAACTTCAGTCCGGTAGGTTTGGTATATAGCGGCGTTGCGGCCCTGCTCAGCCTGTTCGGCGTTCAACTGCCGGCACGCCTCACCGAAGCCGGCCGTCACATGATGCAGGGCCTGGTCAACGGGTTGTTGAGCGGGCTGCGCTGGGTGGTCTCTGCTGTCACAAGCGTTGCCAGCACCGCTTCCGGTGCCTTTCGAAAAGCGCTGGGCATTAAGTCACCTAGCCGCGTCTTCATGGGCTTTGGCGGTCACATCGTCGACGGCTTGACGAACGGCATCGCCGCGCAGGAAGGCGAACCTGTCAGGCGCATGGATCGCCTATCCAGTCGCCTTACCGCGGCGATGGTCACCGGCAGCGCAATCCCCGCGATGGCAGTCGCCGGTTCCGCCAGCCCGGCGTCCGCACCCGCGGGCAACGCTGGGGCTTCCTCGCGTAGCTACGTGATCCATATCAATCAGCAGCCGGGACAAGACAGCCAGGCGCTTGCGCGCGCGGTTGCTGACGAACTCGACCGCCGGGATCGAGAGACGGCTGCGCGTGGCCGTTCGTCTTTTGCTGACACCCCTGACTACGAGACCGTCTAATGCTGCTCGCACTTGGCCTGTTCGCTTTCTCGATCGACACGCTGGCGTTCGATGAGATCGCCCGTCGTGCCGACTGGCGGCACGCCACGTCGACGAGGATCGGAGCGCGTGACGCCACGCAATTCACCGGCCCCGGCGTCGAGACGATCGCGCTGCCCGGATCCGTTTATCTGGAGATCGCGGACGGACGGGTTTCGATCGACGAGCTGCGCCGCATGGCGGACACTGGCGATGCCTGGTCGCTGGTCGACGGGCGCGGCTATGTCTACGGCTCCTACGTCATCACCGGTATCGACGACCGTGGCAAAGTCTTCTTTCCGGATGGTACGCCGCGGCAGATCGATTTCGTAATCGACCTCCTTCGCGTCGATAGCGACGTCGCATGATCTCCAATATCGCAGCAGTTCGTGTCGTCGTCGACGGCAAGGACATCACGCCAGTCCTAGAGGGCAAGGTGCCGCAGCCGAACGGCCGCCCGCCACGCCGTCGCCTCGTCTCGCTAGGGATCAGCGAGAAACGTGGAGAGGAAGCCGACCAGCTCGATCTTGTCATCGACGATACCGACGGCACCGTCGCGCTCCCGCCGACGGGCGCGAATATCCACGTCTGGCTCGGCTGGAAGCAGGGCAGCGACGTCACACCCGGCCTGGTCGACAAGGGATGGTTCATCGTCGACGAGGTCGCGCATGGCGGCCCGCCCGACCTAATCACGATCCGCGCCCGCTCTGCCGACTTCACTAGCGACCTGAAGACCAGGCGAGAGAAGAGCTGGCACGGTACAACGCTAGGTACGATTGTAAGCGATGTGGCGCAGCATCATGGCCTTACGCCACGCTGCGCTGCAAGTCTCGCCGGGATCGCGATCAAGTCGAAGGCACAGAACCGGGAAAGCGATTTGGCGTTCCTGCGCCGGCTCGGCCGCGAGCGTGGAGCCATTGCCAAGATCGCCCGCGGCGTGCTGATTTTCTCGCCAATTTCTGCAGGCGTTACCGCCACGGGGAAGCCAATCGCCACTGTTACGATCGCCAGGCGCGACGGCGATGCCCATCAGTACAGTCGACAGAAGCGGGAAGACGTACCAGGCGTTAAAGCGACATGGCACGATCGCAAATCCGGCAAACGTCAGCACTTTGTTGCAGGCAAGGCGGACGGTGCAAAATCGCTTTCGCGCGTCTACGCCAACGAGGGTGACGCCCAGGCAGCGGCCAATGCCGCACAGGGTCGCGCTGGGCGCGAACCGGTGTCACTATCTCTCACGCTCGCGCTGGGTCGGCCGGACATCCATCCGGAGACGAAGGCGACTATCACAGGCTACAAAGCGGCAATCAATGCGGTGAGTTGGTTAGTCGCCGAAGTAACCCACACATTCGGCGATAGAGGATATACGACTGCGATCAAATTCGAGGCTTCGTGATATTTCAAAGCACGTAGCCTCGGTGCCTATATTTCCTTAGGTTGATAACGGTATCGAAGTACACAAGCCGAATATCATATATCTTCCTCATATCAGGTTGATTGGCCACTAAATCGTTTAGCGCCGCATGCATTGCCTGATTAGTTTGAAATTCAACGATCGCATCAACTTCGCTTAGTTTCAGGTTGGCAGCTGGTTGAGGAACGTTGCTTCCAAAAGGCACATTATCAATCTGAATTGGAAAGGTATATCTGCTGACCTTTGCGCAGAATCCTAATGTCGGCTGCGTCGGAAAGCAAAAGTATACGTTAAGGCAGAAACTTCCGATGTTTCGATAAACTCGCGAGAACCCATTTAACTCAGGAGGAAACGAGCCTGCAGGGCAAACGACGACTGTGTATATCACTTGAGTGATATCGCGATCATTCATGCTGTCTAAAATGACGCGCGTACCTTTGCGGTCCTCGGAAAGGATTGGGGACGCGGGGGACATGCAACCCTGTGCCTTTGTGAAGGGGACAGCCACCACGTTCTCGACCGTAGCGTCGATCATAAGTTTCGCCGTAATACGCTGGCCCTCGATCCGCTCCGTGTGCTTGATCGAAATAGCGTCTTTACCGATCGATGGGTGAATGCTGTAGCGGTCCTCGGAAACACGCCCCACCATGCGTGGCAATCGCTTGCGTGTTACCAGGTTTATCCCTTCACCTAGTACGTCGTCGGGGCGAAGAGACAGGATTATGGTGCCGTCTGTAGTCAGACGAGCGGAGAACAGTTCATATGTTTTACTGTTTTGCTTAATGCAGAAACGGTAAACTTCCTTAGCGGGAGGTGCGTGCTCGGAAGGTCGTGATGTCAATTCCCAACCCTTAAATACATGCGCCCCGCGCGATTAATCTAAAATCCCAACGCCTCGTCCCAAGGCATCACGCGATGGACCGACGAAACCTGTTCGTTCGGCACTTCGAATTCTACGTTCGGATTGAACTGGCGCAGCACGACAACGCCAGGCCGTCGGCGGACTAGCTGCTTGATCAGCACATGCCGGATCTCTTCACCGTCGAACGTCGGACCGCGCAGCTGCACTACGACATCATCGCCAACGCCGGGCGATCGTTTCGGATCAACCAGCACGCGGCGTCCCGAATCGTACCGCGGCTCCATGGAGTGCCCGGACACGAGTACGACGTAGAGGTCGGGCCTACCTGTGACGCCGATCGGGCGAGCCATGAAATCCGTGGGTGCAGCCATGTGAACCTCGGTCTGCTCCACATTCACTACGATCCCGTTTCCATCCGGAAAGGAAAGGTCGGCACCTAAAGCGCTACCGTAGATCGGTAGCGTCTTCGGCAAGCGTCGGAGCGCCGCTTCGGACGTGTTGCCGTCCTCGGGAATAGTTCGTTCGATGCCCTGGTCACGTCCCAGCAGCCAATCCGACGTGGTGTCTAGAACCTCTGCGATAGCGTCCAATCGGTCAAGGCCGGGCATGTGGCCTGCGAGTATCGCGCGGATCGCATCGGGCTTATTCAACGCCGCGATCGAGACCTCCCGCGCCGACATATTCTTCTCGGCAATCTTTGCCGATAGTCGTTCCTTCAAGACGTCAGGTACGTTCTTCCTCATGCTGCACTCATGACGCATGACGTGACGCATGACATGCGGAATATTTACGTTGACCTGTGCTGCATGTGTGACGTAAGTATGCGTTATGAGCGCAGCATACGAGAACGCATTGCGAACGGTCGCCGATTCGTACGACGCCGAAGTCGTTCGTTGGGGCGGTAAATCGCTTTCGCGCGTGGCCACGATCGTCGTCAACAGCGGCGCGTTCTTCAATCGTCTCCGGGACGGAAAAACCTTCTCGGTAGGCAATCTCGAAAAGTTCGCGGCTTGGTTTCGTATGCCGGCCAACTGGCCTGATCGCACGATACCTCAAGACGCTGCTGCCGCACTGACCAGCATCGGTCGCCCCCCTTTTCCTGCCACCACCATGCCGCATCCGTACCGCACGTCTGACGCATTGGTCGATTGTAATCGCGCTACCATTTTCCAGTCGAAGGCTGCACGATGACCAAGCCTCGCATGCCAGACACGTTCGCGGATGCCATGACGACAGTGCGAATTGCCCTTGGCGTGAGCGAGACCTTGCGTGTCGCAAACGCTGCATCAGGCCGCGCGTATGCCGAGAGCACGATCTACGACTGGGGTAACAAAGACACTGGCACACTGCCGTCTCTTGAACTCGCACTCGCTTTCGACCGTGCATACCGTCTTGCGGGCGGTGAGGATGCGCCATTCCGCGATGCCTTCGCCCAGCAGCTTGAGAGCGCGCTGAACGACGCAGACGCTTGCCGCCGCAGTCTTGTTACCGAGTCGGCCGCTTTTGTTCGCGAAGCTGCCGAGGCCACCGAAGCCCTATTTCATGCCGCTCAACCCGGCGCTTCCTCGCGCGAGATCCATCGCGCGCTGGTCGAGGCGCAACAGGTCGAGCGTGCTGCGCGCCCGTTACGACGGCGCCTCGCCAGTTTCCTCCGTCCAGCCATCCGGGCGAGCGCAGGGAAATCCGGGGGGACCCATCAGTGACTAAGACGAAGAGAAACTACACGCCGCGCGTACCCGCAACGGTGTGCCCACACTGCCTGACGCGCTCGATCGCCTACGATTCCGTCCAGCTAGACGTGTTCACGCGCGAGATCCGCTACGTCTGCCAGGATGCCGATTGCCAACACACGTTTGTGGCGCAGCTCGGCATCTTCCGGACGGTGCGGCCAAGCATGAAGCCGAACCCCGCGATCACGGAAGCTATCCTGCCGCACGGCCAGTGGCGCTCTAAGCCAGCGAATGATGACCAGCGGGTTCCTGCCAACGACGATCAGCCTGACGCGGCGGAGGTCGTGCCTTCCCCGACCTGATCCCGTGAACTGATCCCCGCGGCCTCGGCCGCAAACGTCCTGAACCATCCCCCCGCCATCCGGAAGCACCCGCTTCCGGCACCACTACCCCCTTGCCGAAAAGGATTGCCCGATGATGCACGTCTTCCCGCGTACATTCACGATGCCGATGCAGCGAGGCGAGCGCGCCGCGACCGCCAGCGCCGCGCCCCTGACGTCCGCTGCGTACGTCCGCCTGCGGCGCGAGGCGGCTGGCCTGTCGATCAAGGAAGTCGCCGGCATTCTCGCCCGGAACGCCGACGAGGTCGCGCCTGCTCTCGACCTGATCTACGCGCTGGAAACGCCCGGCAACACCGCACGCCGCCCCGAGACGCTGGAAGCCCTGCGCAGCGTCTTCCCGTTCGATCCTGACGTCTACCGCCAGCTCGCAACCGAACCGGCCGACAGCCACCCCCGCATCTGCCGTGGCTGCGGTTGCAGCCATTGGGATCCCTGCACCAGTGACGAGCATGGCGCGTGCGCCTGGGCAACCGATACCGCTTGCACGGCCTGCCTGCCCGACACCGCGCCGGTGGAGTGCTGCCAGTGATCGCCGTCGCAACCAGCGCCACGCAGCTCGAGCGCGCCATGCGCCGTCGCCGCATCGCCAAGATCGTCCTCGCGATCCTGCTCGCGGTCTTCTGGATCCCCGTTGCGATCGTCATGCTCGTCGCCGGCACATCGGATCGACGTCGCTGATGCTGCACGATGTCCTCACAGGCTTGGCGCTGACCGTGTTCGGCAGCGCAGGCGCAACGGCGATCGGCGTCATTCGCGCGTCGCTCGCGCCGCAGTGGAGCCGGATCTACCGGCTGGCACTCGGCAACGTCGAGCCCGAGATCAAACCCCTGTGCGCGATGCCGTTCGCCAAAACGGTCCGCTCGTGACGTGGGCGACGTCGCAGTCTGTGGCGGCGACCGTGCCCTCTTCCAAGGGCTCGGCCGCACCGGAAAGCAGTGCGACGTCCTCGCCGTCCGCAAGGCTTTCGCCTCGGTCCGCTTCGACGACGGACAGGCTGTCCTCTGCCTCGCCAAGGATCTCCACCCGATCCAGCGACGCCCGCCGCCCATGTTCTGACCCGCTCGCCGCTCTTGGCGAAACGCTTTCTACAAGAACGGCCGCTGGCGCGACCGCTCGATCCCCTCGCACCAACAGGATCTCCATGATGATCAGCGCCGCTCCCTCCGAAGCCCGCCAGTCTCAGCCATCGTCACAGCCAACGAGCTGTTCCCCAAAGCGGGAACAGCGCGGCTTCCCGATCGAGATGCCACGCATGATGGGGCTGCAAACTGCCTATGAAATTCTCGGGGGGAAGAAGCAGACGCTGGCGGACATCTTGGGCGTCACCCCGCGCAACGTTAATTTCAAACTCAATGCCGAACGCGGCATCTCTAACATCGACCTGCTGCTCACGGCAAAATCACTCGAAGCCCGCGGCAACAAGATGCTGGAGCACGCCGCCAAACTGCGCGCCGTGCTTGCCGGGGCGAAGGCCTGATGAACGCCCCGTCACTGATCAAACTGTCCCGCAAGCTGATGCGAGCGGCCGACGTCGGGAAAGGCGTCCGAATCGAGTCCCCCGACCTCGATCTACTCGGAAGCCTCGGGCTCTTCGACATCATCAATCGCGCCGTAGCCGACCACTTGAAAGAACAGACACAATGCCGCGACGCACTCCGCCGGTCTACCAAAGAGGGAAATATTGGCTTGCCCATGACGAACGGGCAGACGGAACCCTTCGGAGCCCCAATCTATATATCTGGTGGTACGACAGTGGAACGCGACGTGAGCGCAGCACGTCGACGGCTACAAGCGACGTAGCAGCGGCGATTCTGGAACTCGACAAGGTCTACCTCGCCGACAAGGGCGAAGCGCCGGCCTTCTGTCACGCATGCGGCCAGCCGCTCGCGCAGGCGCAGGCGTATCTGCTGACCGACGCGATAGCAGATTATAAGATCGAGTGGGGCAACACACGCGCCTCCGCGGACACGATCTCGGGTCGCTTGGCGCACGCCGTAGCGTTTCTCGACGCGGAGCAGGCTCTTGCCGCGGAAGGTCGGTTCGGGCACTCGACGAGCTGCGCGACAGCGTGCGGCACCGTCTTCGTCAATGCCTTCCGCGCCTGGTCCCGGTTACAGCCAGTCGAATGGCGCAACGGCAAGGGCGAAGTCACCGTGTCGCGCCCGCGCTCGCCGGCCGCGACCGAGGCGTCGATCGCGCAGCTGATCGCCGTCTTGAATCATGCCGCCAACGCGGAGCCGGCGCGCTCCGATAAGCGACCGATCTACAAACCACTTCCGGCCCGCCAGGTGCAACGCCAGCGCCGCACCCGAATCGGTGTCGAGGAACTGGCGAAGATGTTCGCCTACGCGGCCGAGCCCGATCGCCAGCGCGGTTCGCTGCACGCGTTCCTCGTCGCATCGGTCTGCACGATCGCGCGGCCTGGTGCTGTCGTCGACATCAACGTCGCGCCCGACCGCGAGCAGTGGTGGCCGGGCGCGCCGACGCTCGACCTCAACCCGCAAGGGCGCACGCAGAACAAGAAGCATCGCGCCGTCCTGCCGGTCCTGCCGCTGCTCGATCGCTGGCTGCGTGAGGAATACGAGACGTACATGGCGCTGCCGATACCGAACCGCGCCGGCCGTGGCTGGCTTGTGAACTATCACGGCCGCGCGATCCAGGACGTCGATCGCGCCTGGGATACGATGCTGACGAACCTCGACATGCCTGCCGGCCGCGAGTGGCGTCCGTACCTGCTGCGCCACAGCCTCGCGACCCTCGTCCGTAACAACGGTGCGAAGAAGTGGGATCTCGAGGGCTTCATGGGCCACCGCGACGGAAGCCAGACCGAGGTCTACGCGATCGGGGAATTCCCCACCGTCGTGCGCGCCCTGAATCGCATCATCGCCAAGATCGAGAAGCTGGCTCCGGGCTCGACGCACCGGAACCCTACCGGAAACGGCGTCGCCGAAAACTCGGCGGGAGGAACAAAAATGTGAGTTAAATCAACCACTTGTCGATGGTGCCGCTTACAGGACTCGAACCTGTGACCCCCGCATTACGAATGCGATGCTCTACCAGCTGAGCTAAAGCGGCCCGATGACGGACGTATCCGGTCGAGGTGGCGGCAACTACCAGCGGTTTTGCTGGCTGACAAGCGGTTTGCGAGTTTACCGGGTGTTTACCAAGCACGGTGCACAACCGCAGCGACGATACGGGGATGTTTGGGCATGACGACGGCACGCAGCGTAGAGGACGGACGCGGAGCGGGCGCGGAGATTCTGCCGCTCGAGAGCACCGCGACGCGGACGACGGCAGACGCCGCCACGCGCGATTCGACCGATGCGGGCGTCAACGACGTGATGTTCGATCTCGGCGGCGACGAGCGGCGGATGCACGTGCGCGCCTATAATCACTGGGTATCGCTGCTCGACGGAC